ATATCTTAGCTCATCAGACATCTTGTCAATAGCTTGCTTCTTTGTAGGCTGGTCCTTAGTAATCTTCAATAGACCAATATGATCAACAATAACAAGTGTAACTGCATTCTCATCATTAGGAACGTATTTCTTGTTATATTTATCTATTTCTTCTATTGTACCATTAGCTAATGCATGTTCTTTTAGATGCTTAGCAATACCTATAGCGTTCTCTGGACCATCAATGATTGTCATCACTTCATTCATCTCTCCCATGTAATCTTCATACATTAGAAATAGATCATGTTCGTCATGAGTCATCTTATCAGTCCAACCAAGCATTTTATTAACAGGAATGATTATCCCTTGGTCTAAGAATATTTTACGAGATACCCATTTAGCAAACTTGTATGTTCTACTACGCTCCATGGATCTGTATATAATCTTCAGTTTAATGTTTGTCTTGTTCTCTTTGCTTATGTACCAATCAAATGGATTAAGTACATATGCATCATCAATGAATGATGTTTTACCAGAACCAGTTAGTCCGCCCACAAGAGTATACATAGACTTTCTAATGCCTATATATCTGTTCAATCTGTTAAAGCCCATAGGAATACCATTGTTCCTACCGTCCATACCGTCTTGAACTGCTTTCTTTAAATCGTCAAAACTACTCATATTTTACTTTTTTCAAATTCTTCTTGTGTTGTGAAATCAACGTGTTCTTCGCAGTCTTCACACCATCTATCTCCACTATCATCACTACAGTCACTTGCAAACTCACCAGAGTTTACATATTGCCAAACTTTTAATTGGATAGAATCTGCTGATCCACATTTTTCACATACCAAAATTTCATTTTTCATATATCTGTTCCTCCTCTTACTATTGGTTCTTCAACCACGGTTTTACCTTCTCTAATTAATTCAATGAAGGGCTCAAATGTTCTTTGATTTAAATACGTGAGACTATTCTGCATAAACGTTAACCTATTGGTCTTTGTTTTTACAGAATTCTCTTTCTTCTGAAGCACTTCATATTCTAATGCTGCTATCATTTCCTTGATAGTATATTCACCTTCAGCTAGAATAGCGTAAAGCTTGACTTTACAGTCATCTTTCTTTACACGCATGCTTCTTGTACCTGTGAAAGGTTGTTTTTTGTGTGTGAATGTGTCTGTACCTGGATAAGCTTTCCACCACTCATCAAAATCATTAGCGTCTTTTTTCTGCTTAACGAACTTTGTTTCTGGTGTACCATCTTCATCTAGAAATCCTAATACAGATTTACCAATGACAGTGAGCTTAAAAGATTCACTAATTAAACCTTTTCTTCTCACTGTCTGGCAAAGCATTTGTAGTTTTGGATCTGAACACATTTGTTCCACATCAACACCTTCTTCCACAAGTTTAAGGAAATAGATTATATCTAGCGTATAGCCAGCTTTAATAATCTCCTCAAAATGGTAGTGCGTTACTGTGATGTTCATGTTGTTTGTCTAATATATTGTGTTTGTCAACAACTGTTATTATTGCTGGTTTTCTATGTAATTCTCTATGAATTTCATCAGAAATCAACTGTTTTTCTTCATGCAAATATATGAAATCTTTTAGAGCTTCACGCTCCCAATCCTCAGTTATTTGTAGGTTTTTTTTCATCTTTCTTATATTTTTCATTGTTCCAAAAGTAACTACAAGATAATGTTACAACACCTAAATTAGCATTGTGTTCATCTAGCATCATGTTCACTTTATATGGAGGGTCTGAGAAAAATGATTGACCTAAATCATCAGCTGTTGCTGTATATCTGTGGCATGTAAGTCTTAGCATACAACTACCACCTTTGCACATTGAAATATCTGGCATATTATTTGGTTTTATGATTAATGTAAATACGTAATGTTTTTTGTGTATCTTCTAATAAAGCTATCACTTTAGAATTCTTATCCCAATTATAATACTTAACCACACCATCTTCTACAACCTCAATTTGTGTAACTAGTGTAGTGTTTAATATATTTTTACTAGGTAGAGGTAGTTTGTTTAGGGATATGTCCCTTGTACTCATTGGTCTGTGATAAGGATATTTTCCTGACATATGTTTAGTTTTAATTATTCTGCTGCATAACCAAAGAATATCCACTCTCCATCTCTTTCAGTAGTGGATTTCTTGTATGTTATCTTAGCTACTGTCTTATTAGCTTTATCAAGAACCTTCTCCATTGTTATATATGTAGATTCTATTGTCTTTTCTGTATGTGCTCTAGCTTTTGTAACAGCTTCGCCTTTAGTAAGATATGCACCAATAAAAGTATCATAACCAGAATATACAAAATACTTAAGTATCCACTTCTTGGTACCAGGTGTAACTATGTGCTCCACTTGAGACTTAGTCTTATTTTTATTAGGAACAGGTTTTAGAACACATATAGCTGAACAATCACGTTTGTTCATAGTATGACTATCAAATCTGTCACGTATGTAAGTAGATACATCATTAAACTTACTTTTATTATATGCTTCTGTTTCATCTCTAAATCCATGAGTAGTACTAATTGTACCATTATATCCTTCTTGATGACCATATTCATCTTCAGCTATTTCACAAACTCTTTTATATGCTTCTTCTGCTGTTTTACCAGTACTTCTTTCTTTAAATTGACATGCTCCCATAATTATCTGTTTAAAATTTGATCTAATTGTTGTTGTGCGTCCCATCTAGAATAGAATGGACCGCTGTGTTTCTTTTTTCTAGGTATCATAGTAAATATCCACCAATTAATCATCCTTTTTCCAAGTGAAGATCTTTGCCCCACTTGAACAGGTCTTACTATATATTTTTGTTCAGGCATAAATTAGTCTTTTATACGTAAACCAAATTCTAAATCAAACCAGTCAAAGTTTGCTTCCGCTCTTCCTTTGTTTATTTTAAATACTTTTTTCATTAATGGTATAGCGTATGCTTTAAACTCCTGATGTTGTTGTGAAGTCATAGTCCATTTACTGTACCATTCTTTTGTCATATATGCTTCTTGCATAGACTTACCAATCATGTTTAATTGATAATCAACTAGATGATTACCTATATTTTCTCTATTTATCTTTGCCATTAGAATGTATCTATTTGTTTAATTATTTCATCGTAGTCATAGATGTCTTCTTCTTGATCTGCTTTCATTAATAGTTTTGCAGCTACTTTAGCACATTTTTTAGCTACATCTATACCTGTATATGGATCTTGTCCTATAATTGGTAGGAATTCCATTACTAGTTCTGCTGCTTTATGTTTGTTGTCCATGTTATTGTTGTTTAGCTACATCAATAAACCATTTGATAGCTGCAAGTTCTGCTGCTTCATATGAATCATTGTTTTGTAATAATTGTGTTGTTGGTCCATAGTGTATAACAGCTATATTTGTTTTACCTATAGAATAAGTGAACTCATACTTCTCTCTGAAGAATCTAAATGCTTGTTGATAAAGTGGTGCTTGTACACAATTATTAATATTAATAGAATCATTTCTATATATGAGCCATTTTAACTCTAAATATTCTTCTCCTTCTCCTAAATAATGTGCAGCACACTTCTCATTAAATCCTAGTTCTTTAAGGTCTAATGATTCTTGATATGGTAAAAATTCTTTTTTCATTAGAATAAATTTAATTGATTTGGATTAACAATAATTTTTCTTTTCTTACCTTCAAGCTGTATCTTATATACAATACGCTCAGCACGCTCTATATAATATGCGTGGTTAATGTTATCTAGAGAATGGTCTTTGCTTAGTTTATTACAAACTGTCATTAGCCATTCACCTGCTTCCACTTGTGACACATCTGCAGCATTAGTTGTACAATCAGGATTCTTTATCTTTAAGAGCTTTTCTCCTGTATTAGATACATAATAACGAATCAACTTATTGTACACTGTTCTTTTAGCACCAGCTACACCTTCATAATGAAAGTCTTTGCTAGCCTTTTGCCTTAACGCAAAATCATATATATTATTATGATTGGTGATAGTGTCAGCAATAGGTATATTGTGAACAAAATACTGTTCAAGAGCCAAAGGAATAACACGACCAGACTTATTTTTATGAAGCTCAAAATCTGTGAGGAAATCGCCTTTCTTTTTAATTTCTCCATTTGTTTTAATTGCTAAATAGTCATTTACTGTTGAGAATATAATCTTAGCATAATCTGTACGCTCTAGTTCATATGTAGTTAGTTCCATCCACCATTTGTTTAACTCATGCATTTTTTGCAATAGTTCCTTCTTTATCTGAACTGTAACACCATCTGTATTAGCTGATATAACATGTATACCATTTAATTCATAGGCTTCAATTAGCATAAGTAAACTAAGCTCACCTGTAATAGTGGTGAACATGGTTAGTTGTCTATCATAGATCCAGTTTTGCATGTCAGAGCTTTTACCATACACAGAGTTAACTGCTAACTTCAACGCTCCAACAATACCTGCTATCTTCTTATCTTTCTTAGCTAATGGCTTGAGTTCTAGTCTCTTCTCAAACATCTGTTTGTATCCTCTAAGAAACTCTTTACCTAAATGCTGTGGATAGCGACCATTGTTAATGATAATTGCTGGATAGTATGAACTAACATCCCAATCAATAATTTCTACATCTTCATCAGCCTCAAATATCTTGGGTTTGTTCTCTGTATGCAAACCACCTTTGGCAAATGTATATGTATTATCATAGAATACTAATGACTCTTTAAAATCATCAGTGAGCGTAAAGATTTGTTTCTTTATATGCTTTAAGAATCCTTGTAGTTCTGGTGTCTGGAATGTTACATAATCAGCTATACAGTTTCTAGCTTTAACTTCTTTACGAAAGTATCCTTTCTTTGGTAGTTCACTATATTGTATACCTTTCTCTTGACAATAATATTTCTTAATCATTTCATCACCTATCTTACTATCTGAATAGTTAAGACATGGTATGTTAAACTCTTCTTCAATATCTTGTCTGAGCTCTATCTGATTGTTATCCTTATATAATGGATGTTCAGTGACACCTGTTGTTACCAAATAGAATTCATAAGTGGCATATATATCATTACGACAGTAATCAATAGTTAGTTCTATTTCATCATCTGTCATGTTAGTCTTTGTATGATGAATGGGCATCTCTTCAATGTTCTCTAGATCCATCTCAAACTCTAATCTTTTCAATGATACACGTCTGTTCTTATTATCATAATGATTCACCCTAAACAAATCAATTTGCTTATTAGCTAGCCATTCTTCCCTATATTCTGGGAATACATCATAGTTTGCATCATGTATTATATCTGCAGCCTTCTGAGCTATCAATGCACATACATCTAGTGCACCTATTTCATGCCAGTTCTGATGATTGCGTATGATCCACTCAACCACTTGACTGTCAAAGCGTAGATTGTTATAACCTACCCAATAGAAGTCTTTGTAGTCTTCTGTCATTCTAACAAAGGCATCAATTTGGTTTGTATTTTTACTCACCTGGAATTCATGCCATTGCTGTGTTTCAGGATTATATATACAAACTAGAAACAGCTCCTGCATGGTTTCTATATCATAGATGAGTACGTTCATAATTAAAAGCTTATTTGTGGTGTAACAAAACTGAATTTTATAGGCTCACCTAATTCATAAATTTCAAGTTTACCGTCAGCATCTAAATATGTATCAGGATTTTCATTGAAATCATCAATGATATCTTGTTTTGTACCTACTACCCATGCTTCTGTATTTTCATACATTACAACATATTGTTTTTGTTTAGCTGGTTTAGCTATTGTTTTCTTTTTCATAATTAGTTTCGTTTATTTCGTTTAGATTGATACACTGCTCTCACTTCATCTAATTTCTTTAAGAATTCTCTGTTCTCAGAGCGTTCATTGTCCCACAGTGTGGATACATTAAACTTGCGTGCCCAATCATTGAATGTAATTTGTTGTTCTATTTTAATTGCCATTATTCTGTTTCGTTAGTATGTATATTCTTAAATTTATCTGCAGCTATACTGTCTTGTTCTTCTAATAGCTCTAATGCTATTTCATATCTAGTAAGGTTTACATTACTAATATATAGTTCATCATATATTGAATCTATTCTGTTTTGTAGGAGAGTATTTTCTCTCTTTAAACTTGCTGTTTCATAACCAGCTGCAAATAACACAATTGCTGCTATTGCAAATAATATTGCTGTTTTCATAGGTTATTTGTATGTTTTAATATATTCTTTAATACACCATTTAATCATATCCCATAGATAATATCTCTGTTTAGACTTGGTTAGTTTGTACAAACCTTCATAATAACTAAAATATTTGTTCATAATGTGTAATTTAATGCACTAAATTAGAAATTTATTTCTTTTTTGCTGCTTTTGTTGGTGTTTTAGGCAACTTATTGCTCTTTTTAGAACTATATTTCTCTTTTCCTTCAAGAGCTGTTAGTAATGCAGCACTGAATATTTTAAGCAATTCTTTATCTTCTTCCATTACGCTAGCTAATCCAGCACCAAGTCCTGCACCATTTGAATCATCATGATATATAATGTCTACATGATTACCACGTATACTCATAAAGAAATGAGCATTCATGTCTTCTACCTTTAATTTACTTTTTGCCATGTTGTGTTTTTTAATTGTTAATGTTGTGGAGGTGAGGGGAGTTGAACCCCTGTCCAGACAAGTGATAATAATACCATTCTTACATGCTTAGATCTGAAGCTGTTCATGTACATTTACTTAGAGCAATTACAATGTATTACTACATAGTCCTAAGCACTTCTAATCAGTAGTTGGGATCGCAGGGTTTGCTATCTACCACCACTCTATTTTGACATAATAGAGAAAACGCTTGTAACTTTCTGTTTCCAGGTTGTTACCACCCAGTTGACTAAGCAGCTAATGCTAACTCAGAAGCGAAAGCCATAGCAATAATGCTAGCACCTTCTTCAACACGCTCAGATTGACTCTTTACGGTTATTGTTTAGAACTTGTTTACCTGTTCCAAGGCTTGCATGTGATACTACCAGCCTCATGTCTGTCAAAGCCAGTACACCCCCATTATGTATTTCTATCTAAAGATATATTCTTACAGAATCTGATTTCTTTATTACTCAATGTCCATATTTCACCATTATCCATGGCACAAGTAAATAGAAGATTATGCTCCTGGCTATAATCTATAACCAAGAAAGCATAACCTTCCATTCCATCAGAATATCTCATGATAGGTATCATTGGATTCAGTTGAAGAATCATTCTTTTTCTTTTTAATTATGTTGCCATCTTTATCAATGAATGGAGCCCTATGAAATTCATAGGACATCCATACAATGACAGTTAGCATCACAAAGATAACGATATATATCATTATTTGTAGGATTTAAATCTGATAAATCTAGACTTTTCTTGTGTATACTCATTTGTAGGTGTATACATATATCTACCATTCTTAATCTGTAATCTATTAGCAGCTGTTTTAGCTGAAGCATTACGATAGATGGATTCAATTAAGTTATCTGCACTAGGTACATAACTTAATACCTGAATGTGTGCAAAGTCTTTACTTGATGCAATTAATGTTGCCATGGTTGTTATTTTAATTTTGTGAATAATTCTACTAGTTTACCATCTTCTTGTGTAGCCAGTATAAACTCTTTTTTGTTCTTTTTAAGATTTTCTAAGAATTTAGGATGATTGTATTTACTTGTGTTTCTTACAAACTTAACATACTCTCTACATAAGTATTTGTTTTCCATTCTATTCATTCTAGGAACAACTTTTAATACATCTGTTAGATTGTTTAATATATTAACATTCTTTGCTTCGTCAATTATTTTAAACTCTCCACATTTGATTTTTCTAGTTACATTGCCACCATCTGATATATAATTACATAATACAGAAGATAATATACCCATGTCAAAATCATACACTTGATAGTAATGATTAAGCTTTACATAATCAGGAACTAATGAACTCCATGCTGTAATATAATCAGTTAGAGCCCAGTTTTTAGATGATGCATTTAATAATGCTATCTTCTCTACTAGTTCCACCTTGTCTTTAACAGTGATTGTTACATATGGAATATCCATATTGTTCCTAATCAATGCATTGAACAAATGCTGACCATCAATGATGTACATTTTCTTTTTACCATCAACAAATGATATCTCAGCTGCTACAACAGGTCTAATAATACCCATTTTGTTCACTGAGTTTGCTAATTTAGTCACCTGAGCTGGATTAATAGCTCTGTTAATACCTGCTAGGTAATAAAATGACTGTTTACTGTCTTTTTTCAATGTTAAGATTTTCATGTTTTCTGTGTTTTATTTTTAGATTTTTTATAATGTTTACTAGCTTGTTGTTGTCTAAGTACTTGCTTAGGTATGTCATCTATTATTGGTTGTATTACCTGAAACCGTGGTTTAAGTGGTAATGGTATATTAAGAAAGCTCATTGCTCCCTTATCTACATCATCTTTATATCTACCATCTATAAACTTACGTTCACCTGGTTTAGCATCTATCCTTCTCATTATGCAAGAGTTAGTTGTTTTAGATATTTTACTTGTCTTTCTCTATCCCATAGATTCATCATGTCTTGAGCCTTATCTGTTAGTTTGGATCTGTTATATGCAATACCAACTTTAAGTTCTCTAGCCCATTCAGTGAATGATAGTTGTTGTTCAGGAACAACTGTTGATTGTGTTTTAATGTTCTCCATAATTAAATTGATTAATAATTAAATAAATTAGTCTTCTGGTTCATCATCTGGATTATCATCCATCTCATCCCAATATTCATCATCATCAGGATATTCATTGTCATCTTGATCATATAAATAGTCATCCTCATCCCATAATAGTCTAAGTGTTACCTTATCCATGTATAGCACTGGAACAGCTAAGCCATCTTCAAAGGCTAAGTCTTCTATTTCTATCTCAAGCTCACCATTATAATCTGATAGTATAAGATTGATGTCTTTGAGCTCTATGTCTCTGAGTTCATCTGTACCTGGTCCATCATCCCACCAACCTACCTCATCAGGTGCTGCTAATGCAACAGCCTTTTCATCAGGATTAGCTGTATATGATACAACAACAGGCATAATAGGACAACCATTTATTTGTATATAAGCCTCTTGATCTTCTGGTGTGTGACCTAATAGAAATACTCTATCATATGTATATCTTTTACCATATATGGTGTCTGTAATTGTTTGTTTAAACCACATGCCTGGTTTTAGTTTTTCAGGCATATATGAGTCAAATGTTAGTTTTGCTTTTATGTACATTTTTGTTTGTTTTTAATGTATTATCTATATCTGTTATGATAGTCATAACAAGAATAACATACTTTAGCTATATAATCTCCTTTTGCAGATGTATGTAGATAAAGTTCTGCTCTTCTGTCACCAAAGCTACCATCTAATGAATCACCACATTCTTCACAAATGTATTTCTCTTTAGAACCAAATGTAATAGTGTCATATGAAGACATATCTATCTCATCATGATTATCAAGAATTGGTTCTTGCCCTTCAGCAACTATGTCTGCTGGTAGATAACCAATACCATCTAATATATCCTGTAATGTTACAGTGAATACACCTTTGTCTGTTAATGACTCAAGTATGTCATGTCTGTTAAAGAACTCTTTGCATATATCATGGTCAAAATACCAATCAATAAATGATTGTTTATCAATCAATAAGGTTTTAGTCATATAATTGTTTGTTTAATGATGAAATAAATAAGGACCCAGCTAGGGGAAGCTGAGCCCTATATCTACCAACACACACATCTAAAATCCTAATAGTTCTAAATCTTGTGCGTTAGCCTCAATTGAGACTATTGTGTGTTTAATACTTTCTATTCTATATTTAAAGTTTGCTATCATTTTAAATATATAAAACTCTTGAGGTGTTAACTGTATTGTTTTCATCTTATTGCTATATTAATGTGAGTTTTTAGATAGGTTAAATCTAACCTTTGTGTCTTTAATTTGATCTAAACATTCGTCATAACCCTTAAAATAGTAATATGTTTCCACTCTACATATATAACTATCAATAAGTAAATAACCTCCAAAATATCCAATAACGGACATTAAAGAGATGAGTGCAAGCTTCTCATTACTGTATTCAACAGCTAATGGAAAGAGTATGATTAACACTGTTGTAATCATAATCATAGCAATACCAAGGTACAATTCAAATTTTTTCATAAATAATGTGTGTTAAAAGATTGTGTAATAATGTGTTGTAAAGAATATAGATTTTGTGCCTCAATCTACAAAGCCTCTATTCAATGAAGTAGAACAGATAAACTCCTATATTATCTTTGCCATAGGTTAACTTTACCTACTACGCAACGCATTTGTTTTGGTGCATGATATTGTCTTTGTACACTGCATGATGATAGTAACATAACTATAACCATTGTAGCAAAGAACCATGCTAACATTGTTGGTACTTCTTTTTTCATAACTAATTGATTTTAAATAGTTTAATAGAATCAAAGTCTTTTTCATCACCTGTCATATACAATATAGACATCATAATGAAATAGAATGCATAACATATAATGTATGGTGTAGAAGAAATAGCATCTTGGTATACAAATGCAAATCCAGATACTAATAAGAAGAATAGGACAATTACATATGGTACTGTCCATAGAGCTAATAAGTTAGCAATGTGTTTGATTAAGTTCATGTGTTGTTTATTAAATGATTGATTAATAATGTGTTATATAATATATATCGCCTTTGGTACGCTAAAGGCTAATGACAGAGATATATATTATGTGTTATATTACAACTGTGTCTGATGTATTGATCTTTCTAAATAGATTATGAATGTTCATATCACTGTCAACAGTTCGTACATATATGTATTTGTGCTCATCAGTGTTTAATAGAACAACAGCAGCAAATGCATCTTCCCAATACTCCTGACCATATCTTAATGCAATAGAGTTTAAACCACCATAACTAGTGATTTCTCCATCTGAATTGGCACAAAATACCATTGTCTCTTGCATCATTAGATTTGTAGAGGCAACAACATACTCTGGATGAAGTTCTTGTTCATAATCACGTTCATCAGTGATAACATCTGTGTGCTCCTCATAATCATAATCAGGATAATCTATATCATCAGGATAGTCTATATCCTTTGGATCATCAGCATGATATGATAAGAAGGAAGCATTATAGTCTTTCCACTCCCAACAATCATTCTCCATATAAGGAGTTTTAATTGTATTAGAATAAAGACTAACAACAATGATGTCTTCACCATTGGTTAATTGTTCATTAACATCAGGCCAATTTCCATGATGTACTTTTGTTTCGTTGGTTGTTCTGTTGATGATGTAATACATGTTTTTTCTATTTAATGCTATATATATTGTATTGAATAGCATGATTAGTTAATAGTGATTTGGTATATGATTATCCTGTGAGGGTTACACACCTTCTCTTGTGTTCACAGATAAGTTATTGATTATTAGCAGTTTATTATGCTTGCTGTGCCTATTTCCCACAACCCCTAACCCCTACACCCACTTGTATATGTAATAATGAAAGAGAGCACAATTTAATGCACTCTCTTTCATATTAGTGACTACCAAACATCAGATACTGATGCAACATTACTCTTCGCAGGAGCAACAGGCATCTTAACCTTAACGCGAGAACCACCTTCTGGATTACTAATGATATACTTAACGACTTGTTCGCCTGTTTCATCACTAATCAAAGGTATTGTATTATCAATATCTTGGAAGATTGGTTGCTCTTGAATTGGATAGTTCAACATATCAGCAAGCTTGATAGACTTGTTACGAAGCTTTGCACTCAATGGACGACTGAACCACAATAAACCGTAGTCAGATGTACCTTCATAATTAATTTTAAGAGTGACAGCTTGGTCAGTCTTAACATTCATTACAGGATAGTTAACATTATCACTCAATGATAATTCTTCGCTATCTACAAGATAGTCTTGTAATGTGCCTGCCAACACACGCTCTGTGGTGCCGTTAGTTTCAGGTGCATTTCTTCTGATGTTAAAAATTGCAGGCTTTTTAGCTACTGCTGTCTTTGCTGTTTTTGTTTGTGGCTGTGCCATAATGTGTTTTTGTTCAGATTGTGTTCTGTTCCCAATGTTTAATTGTGTCTTTGAGACCCCTGGGGGCTACCCCAATCGCTCAAATCACAGGAGGGGTCACCATGTGGAGTAGCCTCTCCTCCCATGGATAAGGGGGTTGTAACATCTAGAAAAAAATTTTGTAAAATAGTTCCACATGGAACCTTGGGTATAATCATCTGAGGACCAATGGCTTAAGTGGCCCCTGTGTTAAATGTTCCATGGCCCCATGTTAAATGTTTGCATGAATTTTTCCAAATGTTTCATGCACCCATTTTTATACTTACAGTATAAATTGCACCCATAAATTAAACTTTGCCCCCATTTTTCGTAACAAATAACTATATAAATATGTTACAAGAGTGTCACAGTTTTTCAAATATTTGTGACACACTTCCAGGTTTGGCTGTGTTTCACTTCCTGATTTGGCAAGTTATAACAAGTCTATATTCTGCCAAAAGTCAAGCTATGGCTTTACCCATCTTACGTTTTGTCAAGCTATAGCTTTACATATTGTTCACATTTTCCTTCTGTTCACGTATTCGTGAACAAGCTTTGTTTGTGAACATAATGTGTCTTATAAGGGATATGCTCAGCTTAACAATGTTGCTTTTATAACACATTATGGTATGTTATGGTGTATAGTGATGGAATGTTCCACCAA